CCCCGGTCCAATGGAGCTGTTTTGCTTTCCTTAAAGTGGCTGGTTTTGAGCCCCTTAATTTCGATTATTCCTGGCTGGTTTTGACTGATCGCTGACACATCTTCGAGTCGATGATGCCGGATATGCATTGTAAGGGCTATCGCGAGGTGCGCTGAAGAAATGAAAAAATGCTGATCACAATGACTGGTGGGGCGTGGTTGTCACCCCGACGAAGGGACGCCGCCGCAGGTGCTCGTGCGGATTGTCGGCAAGATGAAATGCGAAGATGCGGACGGCTGTTTGCCGAGCGAGCATTTCGACGCGTTGAGCATCTGGTTTAAAGAGCGCTATAGGAGTGGTGCAACGGCATTCGGAGACAAGGCGCACATGGTAATCTCGCGCTCTGAAAATTGAACGGAGCAAAGAACTAATGGCTATCTTGATTTTACTCGCGTTATATTGCTTGCCGAGAATTATCGCAAGCGTCAAAGGGCACCATAATTCTGCAGCAATCTGGTTGGTGAATCTCTTTCTAGGCTGGTCATTTATCGGCTGGTTCTGGGCGTTGATCTGGGCTTGCGCTAATCCGCCACCTGCAGCAACTCAAACGGTGGTGGTGAGCTACAATAACGCGCCACAATACGTGCCGCAGCAGCAGTTGCCGCAGCAGCAAGCGCAACTAACTTCGCCGATTTCAGCCAGCCTGAACGTCAACCAGAGCCTGAAGTAAAGCCGATCGACTTGGGTGGATTCCAGACTGGATTCAAATCTGAAGAATGCGTAGCGCCGAGCCATCAAATGAAGGTGAATTTCTGGATGATCAGCATTGCAGTGGTGATCGCGATGATCGGCGGGATTACTTGGGTTGCTGGTTCGAAAATGACCCTCCCACCGCATCTACCCCAGCGATCGCGTCCACTCAGACGCCGGTCGTACTCGCAGCAGCGACTCAGACAACGGAAGAGCGCTGGAAAGAGTCACAAGCACGCTGACATGCGAATGATCCCGCGCCTTCCGCGACCCCAACCGCAACGCCGACTCCGATCGTCAAGAGGGCTCAGCTGGTGAAGCATCATGCGCATAAGTAAGCTGATTTTGTTCGGGCTGAGCTTGAGCCGTTGCGCTAATTATTACCCCGGTGGCTCTGCGCATCCGCCAGACCGCCGCGAAAGTCGTGTCGAGGTATAGCGGAGAGGCTCCCAAGTCTTGCTAAACGCGCTTCTAGAGGGCATTCTCCAAGCGATGACCTCGACAAACTACGCCTATCGATCTGCTCCAGCTCGTCGTCGACCAGGCCGTAGTCCGTGTCAAATCCGGTCGGAGCTTTTCTGATGCCGAGCTTGATTATCTCCTGGCGCTCAGCTCGCAGTACACTGATCGGATCACTGATTATCTCGATGATGAAGAGATTCTCGCGTTCTCGGGTGCGCTGTGGAATCGCCAGGAACAACTGCGCGCGGCGGTGATGGCCAACTCTTGAACCTATGCCAGCACGACGGACAGCTAAGCCGAAGGCCAAGCTCGGGCGACGATCGAAGTGCACCGAAGACTACGTGCCGATTTTCCTGAAGCATATCGAGAAAGGCCTGCCGATCAGGGTGGCGGCAGTGCTAGCAGGGCTGCATTACGACACGGTGATGTCATGGCTGTCAGCTGCCAGAGACGGTGATACTCGCTACGCCGACTTTATCGACCGTTATACGCGGGCGAGAAGTGTTGCGCAGAATAAATCCATTGAGCGCATCCGCAGGATCGGTGCCGAAGATTGGCGTGCTGAGGCGTGGTTAGCGGAGCGGATGTTCCCGAAAGATTTCAATCTCAAGCAGCAGATGGAACTTTCCGGCAAAGACGGCGGCCCAGTGGCAATCGATGCCGGTGTTTCTGTCATTATCGAATCCAGCAATCCGACCGGAGGGGCCAGCAGGCTGACGCCCTTTGCCGATGAGCGGGAAGGCTCGCCGTGGCATGGTCGCAGCGGACTATCACCGATAGCGACGGCCACATTTTCGATCAAGGCGGTCAGTTGCTTGGCGTGCTCAAGGAACTGCCCCAGGAACGCGCAGCAGCCCCGCAGCACGCTGATCCAGCACCGATCACTACACCGGCAAGGGTGACACAGCCGGTTGATGCTAGTGCCGAGCGGATCGCCGAGCTGACGGCGGAAATCGCCGCGCTCAAGCAGGCCAATGGGCACGTCATAGGTGTTCCGGGGCGGCTCAGCCAGATGACCAGGTAATTCGTTATGTACGACAATCGAGATCAAGAACCTATCGATCACGAGCGTAACGATCAACGCATCGCAGGGTTGGAAGCCGAATTGGCCGCGCTGAAAGCTGCACAGGCCGAGTCCCGGCCGCCAGAGTCGCCCGCTGTGATTGCTGAGAAGCAGCTACCCGCTGCGTATCGGTCTTGCAAATCGCCGACAGTCCCGATGCCTGCAGAACTTCCGCCTGGCGCTGGGCAGCCGGTCGGCAGCGCGGCTACCTGGCGGCCTGCCAGACAGAAAAAGATCAATCCCGAGAAGCTGATCTGGGGTAGCAATCCGCCGCATCGCCGCCACCGGTTTCCCCGAATCGGTGCATGACACCCCCGCAAGAGATCCGTTTCAAGCTTCATCCACGTCAATTGGAGGTGCTCCAATCTCCTGCCGACGAACAGCTTTACGGCGGCGGCGCGGGCAGCGGCAAAAGCGCCTTGGCGCGATTCGCGGCCATCATCTTCTCGCTCCAGATCCCAGGACTGCAGAGCTATTTATTCCGCCGAACTTATCCTGAGTTAATCGCCACGCATTTTGAGGGGCCCAGCTCGTTTTATGCGCTCTTGGCTCCGCTCGTTGACCGTGGACTCTGCGAGATTACTGCCGCCGGGGTTCGCTTTTCGAATGGCTCACGAATCAGCGCGAATCATTGCCAGCACGAGAATGACCGTTACAAATATCAGGGGGCAGAAATTCATTTTCTGCAGATCGATGAGGCGGGCCATTTTCCCACTCGATCTACAGCTATTTGCGGTCACGGGTGCGGCTCGGCAATCTCCAGTTTCCTGAACGGTTCCGAGGGAAATTCCCGTTGACGCTGCTCACGTCCAATCTTGGCGGACCGGGGCATAGCTGGCTAAAACGGATGTTTGTCGATGGTGGCGAAGATGGCCGTATTCGCAGGATGCCGGATGAAGAAGGCGGTTCCTTGCGGCAATACATCAAAGGGCTCTGGAGCGACAATCCAGACCTGACCAAGAATGATCCTGGCTACCTTTCCAGGCTCAAAGCGTTGCCAGACCCGCACCAACGGGCGGCATTGCTCAACGCCGACTGGAGCGTCGCTGAGGGGTCGATCTTTGCGAACGTCTGGGACCGTACCCGCCACGTCTGCAGCAGTTTTGCGATACCGTCGAGCTATGACCTTTGGCGAGGTGCCGACGACGGACTCGCTGCGCCCGCCTCGATCCTGTGGGGTGCGTTCGACAAGGCTCAAGGGCGCATCTACGTGATCAGCGAACTTTTCAAAGCAGGGATGCTGCCCGAAGAAATGGGCAAGCGCGTGCTTGAGCGCGACCATACCTTGCTCGTCAACGAGTATGGCAACGTCCGCAAGAACGGGACCACTTTGAGCGGGCACATTGACTCAAGCGGTTTCGACGACCCTGGCAACGGCAGCCTCAGCCGTGGACAGATCATGAACAAGATGGGCTGCGGCTGGAAGCCGGTGCCGAAAGGACCAGGAAGCAGAGTAGCAGGCATCCAATCGATCATGCGGCACCTGGGAGAGAATTGCCCTGACGGCGGACCCAAGCTCAAGATCTTCGAAACCTGCAAAACACTCTGCGAGGCACTCCCGAGCGCACCGCGTTCCGAGCGCGATCCCGAGGACGTTGCTGACTTCGAGTACGATCATTCGGTCGATAGTTTGAGGTATATGCTGGCTCGGCGTGCATCGACGTTTGGACGGCACGGCTGACCGGGTACTAAAAGGTATTCCTTTGCGTCTGGCGTCCTGCGGAAATCAGACGCATTCTCACGCTGGAAAGATCTTGGTTGGTGAGCGCTGCGAAAATCAATTAGATCGATCGGACGCCGGCACGGTTTCGATTCTGAAAACAACGTGATCAGGATGCGAAGTCTCGCAGGCGTGCGTCCACAGGCGTAAGATCGGTTACTTAAAGAGTGAGGCGGCGGAACTCGCCGTCAGCCAAAGTCACCGTCAATCTTTCCAGCCTGCTTTGAAATCAACTTTGTGACTTCGGATCATATGGTTGCGGGTTCGAGCCCTGCCGGGTGCATGCCTTCAGCTACAACGACTTACGCCGAAGAGCAAAGGCCTGAAGAATCATTTGCTTGGACACTTCTGGACACTTTCTCAAATACTTTTGCTGCGGCGAAAGTCTTCAGGAGTCATCTCCGAACCGCGTTCCCGCGAATTAGCTAGCCGCGCTCCGCGCGGATT